TGGAGCAACTAGCCATCTATTATCTTCTGGCACATCATTTTTGTCCAAGTTTCTTTTCAGTGTTGATACTAAATTTGCTAAAGTATCTACAGCTGCGTCACCATCGATTGGTGAACCATCAGTTCCTGAACCAGTACCATCATTTGCATTGTCGTATATAAACTTCAATACATTATAATCGTAGTTTTTCTTTAATGAATATGCACCTGAAGAGGTTGCAAGAGCTTCAAAGTTTACATGAGATTGTCTTTCTTCAATATCATCTACTTTAAAAGCAAAGTAAGAACCTTGATCGACAGTCATAGTTATTTGATCATCAGCTAATAATTGTGTATCAACTGTTTGACCTCTAGCATAATCTTTGACCGTGATTGTCGGCTCTTTTATTATTTTTACCGTATCGCCAAAATTTTCAATTTCTCCAGCGTAATCAGTGTTAGTAATATCCTCTACCACTGATGCTCTTCTGAAGAATTTTTGAACTTTCTGACTAAATATTTGCGGAGTAAAATTACCTTGTGCAAGGTTTTGGTATCCCGCAGAGTTTGTAAAAGCCATATGCTTCTCCTATTGTTTAGTTAGATTGTTATCGTTGTTCAATCCTACCTTCTAAACGTGCAAGGTCAATGTCTTTTTCATGCTTCTCAAATTCATGAGTTTTCAATCTAGAAATCTCACTAGTTGTCCAAATTTTCTTTTTAGGAATATCAGACTCAGTACTTTTTCTTGTTTTAGAAATTGCTTTAGCAGCTTCTTTTTTTATATCCTTTTCTTCTTTTTTAGTTAACTGACTAATTCCTTGATCCATTTTAAATAAATCAATAGCTCTAGCAGCTAGTCTGGCATTAGATGTATTCTCATACAACCAACCTTGAATAGTAGGATCTTGATTTGCAGCCCAATTATGAAACTCATCTTTTGAACGAATATCACTAAAGTCAGGATGCAATTTTAAAAGTTCTACTTCGGCTTTTTCTTTTGCAATTTGTTCTTGCTGGATTTGAAGATTTTTATATTTATCCTCAAGTTCTGCAGTTCGAGTAGTAGCTTTGTTCATGGCTATAGTTTCAACCATATCATAAACATCGGGGTACTCTTTTCTCCATGCCTCTAATTCATCTTTTGATTTAGGTGGCACAAATTGTTTAGTACTGGATTCTAATTGAGAACGCAAAGATCCAACTTCGTCCTTGTGTTTATTAATTGTAGAATCATAGTGTTTTTTAAGATCGTCATAACGTTTCTTAAAAACACGATCTTCAGCTTTTGCAGGGCGTTCAGCGATAGGAGTAGCCTGTGTTTCTGATTTTTCTGCAGTCTCTTCAGATGCATTGGTGTCCTTCTGTTCGGTTGCTGCTTCTGCTTCCTTTTCTCTTTGTTCCCTATGAAACTTTGTTAACTCACCTTTAGCAAAAGCCTCTGTTTCAGCATCGTCAATATTCTTGGCTTTGCTATAAGGATTTGCTTCTGGCATTTTAACTTTAGTTTCTTCAGAAACTTTTTTTTCTTCTTCCATTATTTTTACCTCTTAGGTTAAGTGCCTTATGGATAAGGGTAGCTTAAAACTTATAAAGTTTGTGGGCTAGTCATTATACCTTGACTAGGTGGCACGTTGTTGTTTTTTCCATCTTTTTGAACCATCTGTTTAAAACTTGACATAGATCCAAATCTCTCAATAATAATACTTCGAGGGATACTAACGGTGTTTTCACCTATTCCAAATTGTGGAAATATATCCTGTCCAAATACTTTACTAAGAACATTTTTAAAAGATGGTGTTAAATGAATGTTTAAGATTCGCTTATCATCATCTTTCAAATTCTCTAAATTAACTTTTGGTTGATCTACTCTTTGTGGAGTAGCTTTTTGTTCTACAGCTTTTTCTGTAGGCATTTTTAATGGTTTAAGAGCAGCAGGTTTTTTATTCATTATACCTGTTGTTGTAAACGCTGTTTGTCGTGTTAGGGGCTGTCCTTTATAATCTACTGCCATAATTATCTCCTAAAATGGTGTTCCTGGTGTATCATCAGAAAAATCTGATGCATCCATAGTTCCTGTACTACTATCATTATCTTGATAGTTATCTCCTACTTGTACCCCTTGATTTACAGGTGTTGAAGTAAAGTTAGTTTCTTCATCTTCTGCATCAAATACTGTACCAGATCTAACATCTAAATATCCTTTTTCATCTCTGTAATTAGGTCCACCTCTGTAATCATTGTATACATCATAATCTTGATATTCATTATATTGTCTATCTAAATCTTTCATGTAATCTTGATACTCTTGACTTGCATATGCATTATTCATTAACTTAGTTATTTGTCTATCAGAATAATTTTCAACAATTTTAGCACCTGTTCCTAATATTGTATTAAATGGATTACTAATTCCTAACCCTAATAAATTTGACGCATTATTAATATCTCCTGCTATTGCACTTCTTGTTGCGTATTTTTCATAATCAATTGCAGATTGCTTTCCTGTAAACTGTGCTAATCTAGACATCTTATCTTTATCCATTGCAGTTAATCTATCTCTATTTCTTGGATCACCACTAAATGTATTTGGGTCAGAATCATTTTCAGCAATATAAGTTTTTAAAATTTGTAATTGTGATTCTTCATTAAAAGGTTCTTCTGTTCCAGTAAAAGTATAATTAGTTGAAACAGTTCTTGTTGGTTCATAAGCACCAATACTAAAATTACTTTTAATAACAGGTGTTGAACCTTGTATAGTATTTTTAACTAGTGATGGATTACCATCAGCATCATAGCTTAAAGAATACTGTATTGCCATTAATTACCCTCTTTATGACGTTTATTTGCCGTTGGTAGACTTAGTATCTGGCGAAGCAAAACCAGCTTCCCCTGGCATCGGTATATTGCCGATTCCGATATTGCCACCTCCATTTCCTGTTGGATCTGAGACTGAAGCTCCAGGAGGTACTTTTCCAACTGTCGCCATAGGGTCTTGTTCTCCAGCAGGGGCTGTATTATTTTGATTTCCATTTGCCATCCCCATTATTTGTGCATAGATAGCTGCTTTTTCTGGATCATTTATTAATTGATCAGGATCGATATCTAATGCTTTTGCTATTTCTTTTAAACATGTATGCCATTTAACAAACGGTGCTAACGCTGGGTTAGATGCTGTTTGCATAAATGTCATTAATCTTTGTGATCTAACTTCTTTCTGCATTAATGATGATGTACCTCTTGCTTTAATTTCAAGGTCACCTTTAATGTGTGGCATATCTGCATTGAATTGCATATTCCAATGAAAAAAACTATCACCTAGGGGTTTAATTAAATAGTCATCAATATTTTTAATAACTGTTTTAATACTTAATGCTGCAGCACCCATTAGCATGGACATACCAGCCGCAGTTCTTGTAGTTGATTGTACTCCTGTTGTACCATGTGAATATGATGGTATACCAGTAGCTTCATCTGCTAATTGTCTAAATCTATCAAACATCATCATATTTTCCTGTGTACTATTAGGAAATTTAATTGCATTGATAGATGTTCCTGGTTGACCACTTTGTCTTCTAAATATTTTACCAGGAAAAATTTTCATATCTTGACCAGGTACCAATTGTGTTTCATCAACATCAAATACTAAATTACCTGATAGAGCTAAATTATCAATAGCCATTCTTGCATGACCATTCATAATTTGTTGTGAGTCTTCCATATTTTCTGGAACTCCAACACCAAAAAATTGATAAGGATTTAATTCATATGGACATACCATGAAAGGTATTCGTGTAGGTGTAAATGGATTTTCTACCATTCTTAAAACTTTACTACCACATATCCAAACATTTGCACTAATTACTTCTTTATCACTTTCAATTCCACATTCATAAGCTAAATCTTTATCAACTATACCCCAATATTCTAAAACTTCAAATCTATTTTTATAAATATTTTCTACAGTTTCTCTATCATATAAAGAAGATTCATAACCTCTTACTTGATAGTTAGGTCCTTCTTCTAAACAATGATCTATTGCTTGATCATCAAAGAAAGGCATCTTTCTTAAATCTGAAAATTGTTGTTTGTTTAAAGAATGTCTTTGAATAACATAATCACAATCATTAATGTTTGTAGCATTTGGGTCTGAATAAAAATTCCAACATGATACTGCCTCTATCTTTGGAACTGTTTTAATTTTTTTCATGTAAATTGATTTATCATCTTGCTCTTCAAAAGAATGATACTCATGATCAAAACTAAATGGACCTTTTAAAATTCCTGTTCCTAATAAACACATTTCAAAAAATACATGTCTCATAGTTGTTATTGCTTCAGATTCTTCTAACTGATCATGTATTAATTTTTCTAAATTTTTTGCACCAATACCTGCTGGTTCTATCTGAGGTTCTCCAGCATTTGCAGGACCTTCATCAAAACCTAAATTGCTATATTCTTGTGCTAAATTTTTCATTAGCATATCTGCAGTTGCACCTGGTGGTATTTCTCTACCATCACCTTTAAATCCATATGGATCTGGTGCTTGCTGCGGTGCTTGTTGTTGTTGTTGTTGCTTTAAATGTGCATACTCAGATATATCTTCTGGAACTGGGGTGGGTGCTATACCTAATGGAAATTTACCACCTGAAAATAAAACTTCAATAATTTGACCAAACGCAGCTAATACTTTAGTCTTTGTTATTTTAACAAACACTTTAGACTTTTCATTTGAACGAAAAGCCATTTCAGGACCATATAATCCTCTGTAGTTTCTATAAGCCTTTAACCATCTCTTTTCATCGTAGAGTCTTGAGTTTTCAGCTTGATAAAATTTTTGTCTTACATGACCTACAATAGGAGATGACTCACTGATTTGATCAGCTTTGTTTTTATCTTCTTCCATTTATACTAGTAGTCTCTTTCTTCAGCCATTCTAAAAATTGCTGGATCTACTTTTGATTTTGATTTACCTTTCTTATCATTACCATCACCAGATATAGCTCCTTGATTCACTTTTGAATTAGGGTCTATTGCCATAGGTTCTTTCGAAGCCTTTGGTGTATCAGGTGCAAGTTCTCCATGCATATATCTCTTCATCATGTTATTTTCTCCTAGTTATTATTAATAATCTTTTTCATCAGCCATTTTAAACAAAGACTGTTGTACATGCTCAGCACCAGGTTTGCTAGGTACATCTACATCGTATGCAAATGGCTCTTGCTTTCTGTGTGTGTGTTGAGAAAAATCAATGTTAGTGTGTTCTCTGTTAGGCTGTTTGCCATCAGGACCATCACTTAATTGACCTTGTTTAATTTTAGCTTTTGGATCGAATTTACTTTCCATATTGTCTCCTATTATCTTTTTACTTTTTTAATCTTAATTATATTTTTGGTAGGTATAACGGTATTTCCGCCACCTTGCTTTATAGATCCATTATCTTCAAATATAAAATCTGCCATAATGACTGTAGTCTTTTCATTTTGCTCTACTAACCAACCAACACTACAGCATATTGCTGTCTTAGCCTTTTTTATATCAGGTATATCAGACCATTCGCATGATCCAACAATATCTTCCCAGTATGCAATTACTAGATCATAGGGAAAATTTTTTTTATCTACCTCTGGTATTTTTCTTTTAGCTATCATTAATATCCAAATTTTGTATCTTGTGGAATAAATTCTTCAGAGGGTCTTCTAAATTTTGCTGCATATTTAGGATGTGTAGGTCTACTCATACATCCGTATCTTAGTGCATCGTATGCATGATCTTCTGCATTTGTATCTACATCTTCAGGATTTTTATCATCTGTTGGTAACATTCCTAAAGTTCTAATTAAATTTTTACAATTTTTAAAAACTCTTATACCTGGTTGTTTATCAACTACAGTTAATCTTTTATGAATTTCTAACTTGCCATTAATTCTACTCTTAGCTGATCTATCTGATGGTCTCCATCTACAACCATTTTGTATCATAGTCTCTGCAATACTTGGACCAACATCACCTCTTTTAGCCCATGTACTAACATCGAGTATACCATAATTTATATACTCACCATTTTCTAAGGCAAGTACTTGTCGTGCGAAATTATCTGCTGTAACTTTCTTGGTATACAATTCTCTATAGATCCAGAGATTGTTATCATAATCCACAGCAAACCAAAGCACACAAGCAGGAGAAGAATAACCCCAATCAGCAGCACGAAATTTATACCAACTCCTAGGTATTTCAAAAGGTTCGACAACGTGAGTTGTTTTGTTAAATTCTGGAAATGCTGAATCTTCATATGCGTCCCAATCTCCATCTAAAAATTGTTTTCTTTGTACTTCAGGTAATGATGCAAGCATGATATAGTAATCATCAGTTTGCATTAGATAGGGATTGTCTTGTAACTTAGCTGGAATAAATCTACGACTAATATACTTTTTACCTTTAGGTGTATCTATTCCTACATCAAAAGCTGTGTTAGGTTCTCCTGGTTCTACAAACATTTCTCGTAC